GATGCTGCTCTGTTTAAGTCGATATCGAAGAGTTCTTCTACCTCTTCCATGGTAATCTCTACACCTTCTGCATATCTTTCTCTTTCATGCGGAAGTATAAGGTGGCCTATGCCGATCGTGGCCTTTCCCAAACTATCTAAATACATCGCTGTGCGTACACCTTCATGGTGACGTACTTGCTCTCGAAGTGAATCTGTTATTTCAATCATATGTCGTAACTCTTAGTTATAGTCAATATTCCTGCTGGTTTCAACATATTAGCTTCCATCAAACCACTTATTCCTCCACCTGTGTTTTGTGGCATTGGATCAAAAAATCCATCAATAAAAGGGTTTCTTTGATTAGGTATTGCTGGATTTGGCATAAATGGTAATACCGGTAAAACTTCTTGAGGATTTAAAGTTGGAGTAGTAAACAAAAACTCTTGCGTTTTCATACCTGGACCTGGTGGATTTGGTCCAGGTAATGTTTCAGTAAAAGGTTCGCTTGAGATAGGACCGCCATCCGGATCGGGCACAGGTATGGAAAAAAGATTTCTTTCAACTCTGTTTGTAATCATCCTTTCATCAGGCACCTCAAATTGTGTTGGTCCCTCTGGTGGACCCTCAGCTAATAATTTTTCTGCAGGACCTCCATTTTTCATGCCTAAAGGCATAACCATAACTGATCCTACGCCGCCATCAAGTTTCATTATAGTGTACCTATACCTCTGTTAAACATTTGTGTAGCTAGAGCATCATCTAAAGTTCCCAAGGCTAACTGATTTCTAACATTAGCTTGCAGCGGCACCTGCATATTAGGTTGTAATGATACATCAGGTGTGGGTGTGCTTCCTAAACTAGCATCAAATTGTGGTTGTAATCTATCTTCTATTTGTTGTTTTATTTGTGCCTCTTCACCGGTTAGATAGCCTCGTGCACCAAACATTCTACTCATCATTTCCATTTGTTGGTTTCTTGCAGGTTTTGCTTCCACTTGTGTTTGTGGTTGTTTCATTAAACTTATCAAAGATTGTTCTACCTCGTTTACAAAATCTAGCTGATCTAAATCATCCTGTGTAGGCAATGTTGTACCAGCCCAGTCTAATAATATTTGTTTATTTTTTTCAGAGATTGTAAAGGGTTCTAATGTCTTTTTTGTATCTTCAGGTTCTCCAATAGTCCTAGCGACTCCCGCTCTTTTTACCACATCAAGACCTGTTTGGTCTAAAACTTCTGAAAATGCTTTCAATACCTTAGGGTCGGTTAAAATGCTAGATCCATATCTTAATAGTAAAGGCACCATCAATACTGGTAGACCAAAACCTGCTGCTGTTGCACCAGCTTGTACACCACCAAATAATAATAAACTTCTAAAACCTCCTAAGGTTACACGTCTTTGAACAAATGAGGATGGGTCCGTAACTGTGAAACTACCAGATTTTTCTGCTACCTCTAAAAATCTTTCGATATCCTTTATTTTTGTACCTGTGCCCTCTAAAGCTACTTCTAATGCTGCTCTTCCATCAGTGCTGTTTAAACCTAAGCTGTCTGCAAACTTTCTCGGATCAAAATCAACTGTTCTAAATCTGTATACATCTGCATTATTTTTATAACCTTGTTTGTAAACTTCCTCTGGAGGAAGTTTAGCTAAATTTTTGTAATCATTAAATGTCTTAGCTACAGGTAATCCTGTAAATGAGTCTTTGATCGCTTGATCATAAAAAGCTCTAATTATTTTTTTCTTACCAGCATTCGGTGCCATAGATATTACAGTTTGCTCTACATCTACCTGTTTTCCAAAGTTTGGGTTGGGGTCACCATTGGGTAAATTAGGAACATTATCTAATTCTTTTACGGTAACTTTTTGAGGAACACCCTCTTTAAAACCAGACATTCTCCAAGCTTTTAAATTTGCATTAGGAGTTTTTGCTAAATTCATAACTGCTTTTACCAAATCTGGATCTTCTTTCATCATAGGTAATAAGTTTTCAATCATTTGTTTTGGAGTTAAAACTCCCTCTGAAGTGCTTTGTGGACCAGGTGAAAATATATTTGCATTTACCTGTTTGTACATGTTAGCACCAGGGCCTTTATATTTAGGCATTACTGCAGACAAATATGCATTTGCTCTTGTAAGTTTTTCCATGGCTGTATCAAAAACAACTTTATCTACACCATCTATGTTTATCAATTTGTTACCATCATGCTCCAAAGCTAATCGGAGTTGTGATATTCTAGCTCCTTCTTCTGTTGGCACAGATCCTTTACCTTCAACTTTGAAGTTTGCTTGAAAGTCAGACAATAATTTTTGTAAAGTTCTAAACTGTGTAATGGTTACACCGTCAGGATCAAGCCTACTTAAGGTTTGATAAAACTCTGTGAAGGCTTTCATTGAGCCATCACCAGGGAATCTAAAACCATAACCTTGAGTTCCTGGTTTAGAGGAAACTAAGACATCTTGAAACTCATCAGCTAATCTTTTTACCGTATCTAACTTTATGACTTTTTTGCCATCTAGTTTTTCAGCATATTTTGCGAATGATTTATATAAAGCATCTGAAACTTTCATAGTGTCCGTATATTCGGATCTACCTAATTTCATCATGTCACCACCTAATGATGCCATTGTTTGTAGTGGTGCTAGATTGTTAAGTGCATTATCAAAAAACTGTCTAATGCCTTCTTGAGTTCCTTCTCCAGCTCTTCTGAAAGGTGTTCCAACATACGGAAAAACACCTAAAACTTTTGAATAACCTTTCCAAAAAGCACTATTAGTAGCTTGTATAATACCTAATGGCATGCCATAAGTTTCTGCTACCTCTAACATTTTTTTGTATTCAGGATTTTTGTTATCTAAACCAAATAATATTCTTCCCACGGCTGGTTTGAAAGAACTGATCAGTGGTCCGAGGGCCATGGCTCCTCCAGTAAAAACCAAGTTCATGTAAGCATCTTTTAAAAACTTAGCGTTTTGTAATTCTTGATCTTCTAATGGTAAGTCGTTTAAATGTCTCAACAATTGATTAGTCAACTCATAAACTTGTCCACCTGCTGTAGCACCTAAAGCATCGGCTCCTAGACCTCTTGCTACCGTCATGGCGACACCAGCTCCGGTAGGTCCTGCAAATGGTGTGCCTAATAAACCTGCACCGCCCATAAAAGCTAATGAACCAATGACTTCTGCAGATCCTTTTGACACTAATTGATCTGGCACGGCTCTATCTAATAAACCTCCAACGAAGGGTATTTTACCAACGGCTTCATTTGCCTGTTTGAAATAATAATTTGCAGGATCCTTAATCAAAGCCATTCTTTGATTTGTATCGGCGATTTTTTGAGCTAATACAGAGTAATATTGTTTTGTTTGAGTCTGTGGATCATAAGGTATATCTGATAAAATATTTGCTTGTTCTACACCTTTTAGTTTATTTAACTCTTCTATAACTTGCATAGGAGTCGCAGAATCGTCTATACCATAATATTTTTTTACCTTTGCTATGTCATTCGCTGTAGGATTAGTAGGATTTTCAAAAAAGAATTTTGCCTCGTTAGGTGTTCCTTTTAATATTGTAACTTGATTTGGAGGTGGTTTAGGCATTATTGAGCTCCTCCAAATAGGTCTTCAGGTTCTAAATTGATCTGAAAATTTTCATCTTCATCAACGACACTACCCTCAACTGTTTGAGATGAATCAGGTGCTGGTGGTGTTTGCATATTAGATACATCTTCTCCTAAAAATTGTTTAAATTTTAAAACTTGTTCTTGATATTTTTGATCGTCAAAAATGTTTTTTCCTTCACCATATCTACCGGCTTCAAAAATATCTACTTGTCCTTTTCTTAAAAACTTTAATATCTCGGATAGTTGAGTTCTAACAAAATCTGGAGATTTGAGACCTTGTAAATCAACAAGTGAAGAAGCTCTTCTAATATCGTCAACGTTTAATCGTCCGGTGGGTTTCAATGATCTTGCTAAAGCATAAATAATTAAGTTTTCTTGCACTTTCAATCTAGCATAGTCACCATCATATCCTAAAGTTGTGTAAGTTATTGGATTATAAAGATCATCAATACTTACTAATTTTGATACTGTTTTTGTATTACCTAAGTTAAATGGTAGTTTGATATCTCTAGGTGCTTGGAAACTCACCTCTCTTACTAACTCCTCTTCGCCTGGAGGCAATTCATAAAAAACTTTGTCTTTTTCATATAAAAGTTGTCCCTCTTTGACAAACTGATCACCAAGACCTGGGCTAACAGCATTCATAAATGATGCGAAGGTAGCTCTTGACTCTTTCTTGAAAAAGTCAACTAAACCCTCGGCACCAAATCTTGATGGTTCACCTCTTGCTACTGCTTCAGCATCTATTTGTAGCATCTCTGTTACTATGTCAGCAGCTCTACCTAGTGTGTTGAAGTCACCTATCTGTTGTGATGCTTGACCATAGTTAGGCGCAGATACTGCTTGTGCGGCGTCAGCTTGTATACCTTCTAAAGGTGATAAGTAAGCGTTAGGTGGGACCTCAACATCATAAACTGTGTCTTCACCCTCTTTTCTACCCATCATAAATTCGTAAGTGCCTTTCTCTGGATTCCAAACTTTTTTAGTCATCACTACTTGTGTAGTACCCTGTTCTTCATTAGGTATTGTCATGTTTTGAAATATTCTGTTTGGATTTTTGTAAAGATCTAAAGCAGCTTGTTCTATCTTGAGCGCCTTATCAATATCAAATTGAGCTAATTTTTTTTGCATGTCCATATCAAAGGCCATGTTTTTCATCATGAACTCATTATCAAAACCCATCTTTTTTAAAAAAAACTCTGACTCTTTTTCCAAAATAGCAGCGTTTTGATCTTGCATGGTTTGTATTGCAAGCTCTTTCATCTTTAAACTGTGTTGTAATTCAGCAGCGTCCTCTGCTGTTTCTCTTTGTATGTATTTCCCAGTCGCCTGTGCTATTATATCAAATATTCCTGCTGCACCTCTATAAGGTGTTCGAGCATTTATGCTGTCCACAAAAACATTTAGAGCTTTATCAATACCAGGTGTTTGTGGTAAAGGTCCTAATTTTTCTTGTATACCTTGTAAAGCTTCTTCAAAGGTCACTCTTTTTCCTAACCCTAGTCTCTCTGCAATCGCACTATACTGTTCATCTAACGCCTGACGCACAGGTAGAAACTGATCAGCATATTTTATGCCCATATTATTATATTCAAATGTTTCATCTACAGCGTTAGATGCAAGATCAGCAGCAAGTAAATTTTTTTCTTCGTAATTTTCAGGTGGAGTTACTTCAAATGTGCCACCTTGCACATCTGGCACCGGGTCGACAGGTCTGACTGGTTCTATGACAAGATCTGTCTTGAACGTGTTTAAGGTATCAAAACCACTTGACATGTTACTATCCTAAAAATTGTCCTAATCGATTAATCCCCGATAATAATGGATTACCCATTTGCTGTGGAAAAGCGCCACCAGACGGTAAAGCTGGGAATCCTCTTACTAATCCTGATTGAAATTGCAATGCTTCAAAAGGTTGAGTAAATCTAGCTAAGTTAGCACGTTGAGCTTGATCAAAAGCACTTTGTTGAGCTTGTTGCTCTGTAATACCTAAACTACTTAAGGTTGT